CTGCGGTACAGCTTGTCGTTGTAACTTACAATGTCGCCCTTATTGTAAGCGTCATGAGCGCCGGTGGGCTGAGTCCACACGGGATAACCGGATGGGGTCAGGCCAATCGGAGTGTAGAGGGCGGGAAGTGTGTCAGGTTTCCAATCTGCTTGGGAGGTGTGTGCCTGCACCACCTTGTAGAGCTGCGGGTCGCCTACGCCGTTCATGCCGTAGGTGAAATAGTCACCAACCGCATAGGCATGATCGACCTGATAGGGGTCGTAGATGGTCGCAACCACCATCGCAGAGTCTTCGTCAAGGCTCTTGGCGAACATCTGGACAGCCTTGCGGAACTGCTCGGAATTGCGGAGGTCGTTCGGGTCAGTCAGCAAAGCGGTCAAGCTGTTGGCATACACACCATCGTCCACTTCCTCAACCGAAACGGTTTCAACACCGTCCAGTTCGGGGTGTCCGTTGACATGGTACACGGTGCCGTTCAGGGCAATACCCTGTGCGTTGTCCTCGACAGTCAGGCCGTAACAACCGTTGTCCTGCATACGCACCCAAGTCAGATTGCTCACAATGCCGAGAACTGTGTCCTTCTTGATGATTTTATACATGGCTTTTCCAACCTTTCTCGTCCGGGTAAAACCCGTACAATGATTTGAAATACTGATTGGTGCGCTGCCGCACCTTGAAGCTGTGACCTCGCTTCATGTGACCGTTGTAGGAGTCCACGGAACACCGAATGTCAACCAAGGTCATTTCGCCCCGGTCGAGCTTTCCTCGGAAAGCCCTGAGCTTGTGTCGAACGATTTTTGTTGAGTCTTTGTTCATCTTCCGAACAACCTTGCCGGTCGATGTGATGATGAACCTTGTTTTCAACCAGCGGTAATAATCTCTGAGAGGAACTACCCTTGTCTTCTTCAAGTTCAGTTCCAGACCGCACTTCTCGCAGATGATCTTTAACCCGTCCATACAGAGATACAGGTCATCAATGTCAGGGCTGATTGCCACGCCATCGTCCATGTATCGCTCATAGGCTTTGATACGGCAGACCTCTTTGAAGTAGTGGTCGATCATATTGGGAAGCATAAGGGCGTTCGTCTGAGACACCTGACTGCCAAGACCCAAGCCCACAGAGCCGAAGTCCGTAACAAAGCTGTTCGCAAGCTCCCTGATTTTCGGGTCATGAAGCCTGCGGTCGGCTTCACGGAACAGCGGCTCATGTGGAGCCGAGTCAAAGAAGCTGTGAAAATCGTAAAGTAGAACCCCTCCTTCCAGACCGTACTTCCTGTAATGCCGTTGGAGGTAACAGGTCATACGGCGCAGGGCGAAGTCCATACCTCGGTGTTTTAAGCTGGCTGAGTTGTCATAGATGAAACAGGCCGAATAGGTAGGAACCAAGCAGTAGTCACACAGACACTTTTGAACCGCTCGTTCCGTGATATGGACTGATCGGATATACCGCTTCTTCCCTCGCTCCATGATAGTAAAAGCGTGAAAACCACGGTGCTTGAAGGTTCCGTTTTGAAGTTCACGATGGGTCTTTGCGATGATCGGAATGATATTGCCGATATACCGCTGAGTTGAGTTTTTCCAGTAGACACCCTTACAGCATTTCTTCCCGGAAAGGTAAAGGTGCCTGAACGAAAAGACTTCATCGAAATCACCACATTCTTTGCTTCGCCGCAGACGAGCTTCGTCCCGCTTGGCTTTCCTGCGCTGATAACGGGCTTCTCTCCGTTCTTCACTTGTCATAGAAGGTTCCCCTCCGTACAGTCTTATTGTCGGGTACGGGTTCTAACTGCTTGTAGTACCAGCCATGAAATGAGCTACCGTACAATCGCTCACCATGCAAGAAGCGTCCGGCTGACTACATCGGACGGGGTGTTTTGGCTTGGTAGCCGGGAACAAGCCCTCCCTCTGCAAAAGGTACTGATTTCGCCCAAAGGGGTTACTACGACTGACCTATGCGAAGTTGCAGAGTCCGAAGGACACGCCATTGGAGTTGCTGGCGTTGTTATTGTTGGCGTTGCCGTTGTTGTTCACATTACAGAAGTTGTTGGTGTTGCCGGAATTAGGAGAACGCTCCCACCAGTTGTTCGCAGAAACGGTAACAATTACAGGGCTTGACCCAATGAAAAACTCATGCCGGGAGGTCTTTATACCTCTCGTGGTCAGCTTTCCGAACCTTGGAGATAAGCTGTGCTTCGTCCGTGATGTACTCTCCAAATTCCTTCATGGCGTGGTCAATCCACGGACACTTTTCAGGGTTTTGGAGAATAGCGTCATAGAGCAAAGTCAGCTTCGGGCTGAGATTTTGAAGGGCGATGTTGGCGTTAATCAGGTGATCTCGCCGCATTTGCGCTTCATGCTGATTGTGCGGATAGATGTTGTTCGCCGCTCGTACTTCCTCGTGAACCGTGGAAGCCAGCTCAAAGATACGGTTTGTCAGCAGAGGTGCGTATCTTTTAGGAGCCTTGGTGCAGACAGAGAAAGCGTGAAGCTCTAACCGTCTGGCGGTTTCGATGAACTGCATGGAGCTTTCGCCACGCATAGCTTTGATGACTGACACGCCAACATTCCTTTCTTATACCGCCCCTGACGGGGCGGGATTGGTGTTGATGAAACCGGGGATTAAACGCAGAAGCCGAAGGACACGCCACTGGAGATGCTGGCGGAGCTATAGCTGGCGTTGCCGTTGTTGTTCACACAACAGAAGTAGTTGGTGCCGCCGGAACTAGGAGAACGCTCCCACCAGCCGTTCGCAGAACCATTGACCTTCTTAATGGTGCTGTTGCCAGCGGTGTAATACTCGTATTGCTTACCCTCACCAGCGTAAGAATACTGAGTAGCACCAAAGACTTCGATCTCGGACAGAAGGAACAGCTTGTCGGAAGTGGTTTCCAAACCGGAACTGTTGTTACCCACGCTGGTTACTTTGTTGACGAACTTCAACACGCTTTTCAGGTCGGAGGAAAGCTGGTTCAGCAGCGTTGCCATTGTGGAGGTACGCATAGTGGAACCACGCCAGCCGTTCACATTGGTATTGGAGCCGTTCATAGAGTAGGTGGTTTTCAGGCAGTCAACCAACTGGAAGGTAATACCCGCCTTGGTGCGGCTACCGTCTGCGGTGGTCAGAGTGTCATGGTCAAAGCCGATAATCTGCGCCGCATAGGTCACGCCGTTGACAGTAATGTTCTTCTTGTCACCGACCTTCCAGTAGTTCGGAGCCTGACCGAACTTGGAAACGGCGGCGATGTTATCCCAAGAGGTAGCTTCCAGCGTAGCGCCAACCACAAAGGGATAGACATACACGATACCGATGACTTCCAGCGTGTAAACCTTGGTTTTCTGAGAACCGTTGTAAGTAAACACGATAGTCCAGTCACCCAGCTCGGTCGGGTACAGAGTGGCATAGCCGGTCGAAGCAACCGTGCCGGTCAGAGTTTTGCCACCCCTACTCATGGTGACGGTCGAGCCTGTATCAGCGATGACACGCACCTCGGCAGGAGAACCCTTCTGGCTCAAAGCATACAGAGCGTCATTCACCGTGGGGTCGCTGCCGCTCAGTTCCAGTGCCGACTTGGTGGTGTCGGACAGCATATTTGCCTTGGTCAATGCGGTGCCGACCACATCACAGCCTGCGGCGTTCAGACCAATGTCGAGGGTGGCGGTTCCGGCGAGAAGCTGTGTGCGCCATTCCTCGAAGGTTGCAGGCATATCGGTAGGAGCCTTGATAGAACGGGACTTACCGTTGCCCTTGATGACAGTATCTTTCATGAAATTTCCTCCTTACTCTCCGCAGTTATACAGACCAACATAGGCGAAAGCGTCCACCGTACGGTCAATCTTGGAATACAGCTCGGTTTCTACCTCGGTCAGTGTTGTGTCGATGACATACAGGAGATATTCAATGTTGTTTGCCGTGGAAAAAGTGAGATTGTCCAGACTGCTCGGAACCAGCGGTGCGTCCGGGGGAAGCGTGAGCTGCTTTCGGAGAACCGTCAGGTTGTTCAAGTAGGCTTTCACGAGAGATTGGGTGGGCGTATCACCCATCGCCCAATTCGTCTTTGCCGCAACCACCACCGAGGAAGGGTCATACGGAACATGGTAGATCGGGTCATCAGCGACTCCTTTCTCCGCTCGGTATGCCGCCAACTGTCCGGGGAGAGAAGTCATGCGGTTGGCGATATAGGCTACCGCCTGTCCTACACGGTTCATGTCCTCGTAATTGTAAGCACCCTTCATACCAGCCATGTACTCGGTCTTTTCCTCAGCGGAAAGGCTCGAAAGCCCTTCCGTGAGGATTTTGTTTTTCAGGGTAAAAACCCTGTCTACATCGGCCTGTGTGCGGTCGTAGACGAGATTATCAATAATACTCATATCAGACCTTTCACCTTCAACTTTCCGCTCAGAGAGCCGTTAAATGTGATCTCGTCCACCAAGATCAATGCGTCCATTTCATCGGTATAGAGCGTCTGCAAGCCAATCACATCGCCCACTTCCAACTCAGGATTACCACGGTATTTTGTCTGATAGGTGTTCTGCATTTGCAGATACTTTTTCACCTGATCGGCAAGAGCAGCGCACATCGTATCGTTGGTGATAAGGGGGTTTTCCTCCTTGTCGATTTCTCCATCGAGAGCTACGGGATAGGAAACGACCACCGAGTTCTCAGACAGAGTTTTACCGGTAACAACTACGGTTTTAGTGCCGGAGGATAACACCAAATCCGCAGCTCTGGCGTAAATGTTGGAGGATACCAACGAGCCGCCAGAAACAGAGATGGAAACATCTTGTGCAAGACCAGAGAACTCGACATGAAGCTGAGTTTCGGTGGTCGTTCCCTCGAAAAGTTTGGTGGTATCATTTGCCGCCGTATACGCATACTTAGAGACAGACACCGCTTTGAGCTGGTCGATCTTTGCGATGGATTGGGAGTCCTTACCAATCGAGTCAAAGTCCAGTGTGAAGTCCGTTTCACGGTAGTAGAGCTTACTCACCCGCATACGGCGATACGGTAGGCCACCGTTCATCGTGACCTCGATCTCGGTGCAGTCAATCGCCGCTTCGCTGTTGACGAACACCTCCGCCGAAGTGATACCCGTCACGGTCTGCGTGTCCAGCAGCTTCGTCCCGGCGTAATACTTCACCTGAATAGAGGTGGGGTATTCGTCTAAGGGAGTATCAAAACGGAGAGCCAGCACGGGAAGATCGTGAGAAACATCAAAGGTCTTGGTGAAGGTCGGCTTCGTGGTATAAGTGCCATCTGCCGCAGTCATCGTTTCGCTGATAAACCCTCGACCGGAGGGGTCGGTGTCTTCGACAATGACCTGATCTCCACCGTTCAGTGTCCAGCGGTTCAGTTCCAACGCAGCATAGGTGTTACCGACCTTGTTTCCACGGTCAACAGTGTCCCACTCGCTGTACCACAGATGACCGTTATCCGCCCACACGCCGCTGTAAATACCAACCACAGTCACGCCGAAGGGCTTAATGTGAATGATATTGTCATCGTCTGTAAACAGACGGCAGCGGCAGGCGTGAGCGATCAGTTGCAGACAGTTCATGTGCGAGTCAATAGGAAGCGCCGCCGTAGTGAACATTTGCTTCAAGGCCGGGTCAATCACCCAAGGGTGCGTACCCTGCGCTGTCAGCGTCAGGTCTGCGTCCAAAAGCACTTCCTCAGCCATGTCGTAGAAGTTTTTGGAACCGAGCTTACTCTTGTAGAAGGTTCCGGTCAGACTTCCAACCAGACCTGTCCCTGTGAAGGTGGCCTGATTTTTGGCGGCTTTCGGTTTGCTGTTCAACACATACTTGTCAGCTTTCAGCCACTCGACCTTACCCGTGGGAAGCATATAACCGTATCGGAGAGCGATCGGCGACTTCTTATCCAGATAGGCATAAATGCCTTTCGGGTTATCCGGGTCATAATTGTGTTCGTAATCCAAAAGGACGAACTGCATGGTTTCCTGCGGCAGTCTGCGGGAGAGTGGGTCTACATCGTGAGACTCCTTGATGGAAACAATGTCATCGTTTCCAAATTTCTTCTGCACACCGTAGAGAACCTGTTGCAAGCGAGGGCGGCGGTACGGGAGGGTGTTCCCCATCGTCAACACAATCTTGTCACAAGAAGCGACCTTCGTGTTGATGACCAACTCTGTTCCCTCTACGGGAAGGGTCAGACTTTCCAGCACCGCATCATTCAGGTAGAAATCAACCGTCACGGTGTCAGGCCATTCCTGATAGCGAGTGTCAAAAGTCAGGGTGATACCGGGGAAGGTATGAGGATTGCTGAAAGCACGGGTCAGCACCGCAGGGGTGGTGAACTTGCCCTCAGCATCACTCATGTGGCTCGAAACAAAGCCGTCATACATCGTCCCGGAAGAAGGAACGATGACCGTATTTCCGTCCAGCGCCCACCGGTTCAGCTCCAACGCCGCATAGGACTCCTGATAATCATATCCGTAGTCCAGCGTGTCGAACTCAGAATATCTTTGCGCCCCGTTGCTGACCCAATTACCGTCTGTTGCCGCTGCCGTGTCCACCTGAGAGAAGGTGATCTCTACAAAGGACTGCTCACGGAGCAAAGACTTCATCGACAGCTTGTAAGCGTTGCTTACCTGTTTCACGGCTGCACCTCCTTAGAACGGTTCGCCGCAGTCAATGATGTTGACTTTGCAGTTGATGTAGTCCGCAGGAAGCCCCGTGTTCGGGTCAAGATGGTACGGGGTCGCCGTGCGGTCGCCGGGATACATCTTTCGGGTTGTCCAGCGGTTGTTTACCATGTCGGGATAAGTGACCGTCACAAAGAAGTTCTTGTCAAAAATCTGCAACATGGCAGACCACTGTTCCGCTGTCAGATAGCCCCAAAAGAGGTTGTTGAGCTTCTGTTGATCTCTGCCGACCTTCTGGCCTACCACAACGCCGTTGGCATTTCTGGCAGAGTCTACGATAGTGGCAGACAGCAGCTCTAAGCCCCTGCGGGGCTGAGGAAACTTTGTGCCATTGATTGTAATGAAACTTTGCATTTCCTCAGCCCTCCTTAGTAGGCATTACTGAAAGCGCCGGTATTCACACGAACACCTCTGGCTCGGTTATAACGGTCATAAGACTCACCGATCTGATTATCACCAATATTCACGGAGAAGTCCTTTTCCTCAACGACATTCAGCAGAGCGTAAATGGCAGCGATTACACCGTCATTGGCAACGGACACGCCTGCGGAGATACCTTCCACGATCTGGTCATTGTTGGCAACCGCCGTTCTGCGACCCATCGCACCGACCATTTCCGCACCCGCTTCACGGGCGATAAAGAGCTGTCCTTCATTCGGGAAACCGCCGTCTTCAAAGAACGGAATGTGCGGAATATCCACCAATCGAATATCAAACGCCGGAATAAGCGTGATACCCATAACAGACAGACCGTTGAACTGGATGTGGAACATATCATTGATTGCGTCAATGACACCGTTCACAAGTCCAATGATGGAGTTCGCCATCTGTCGCACAAAGCGAGTAATGGGGTTATCGTCCAGCGTCCATGCCGCATACGACAGGGACAGACCCGCCGCCAGTACCGCAAGGCCAAGACCAACACCCGCACCGCTCAGGCACAGCAGGACACCGAGAACGATCAATGCACCGCTGAGAATACCCGTGATGACCGATACGACTTTTTTAATGGAATTAACCACAAAATCCCAATTCAGGGTAGCAACAGCGCCAAGGCTCAATGCGCCAGCCGCCATCAGGCCAAGGCCAAGAGGAAGGGCGACTCCGCTCAGAGCAAGGATAGCGCCGACCGCCAAGAGAGCGCCGCCGACAACGGTGGTAATCATGCTGATCTTCTGCTGAACATTGTCGGAGAGGTCATTCCAGTTCGGCATGATAGCCGTACCCATCGTGACCGCACCCGCCGCCAGCAGAGCCAGACCCAACGGGATATTCGCCCCGGAGAACGCCAGTGCCGCACCGATAGCGAGGAACGCCACAGATACAACCGTGGTAATAATGGCAATCACATTCTGGATTTCATCGCTCAGGCCATTCCAGTTGAGAGCCATTACGGAAACCAGAGAAGTAGCACCAATCGCCATCAGCGCAATGCCGAGGGGCATACACCCGGAGAAAGCGAGGATAGCGCCGAGTGCCAAGGTTGCTCCACTGACCAGCAATCCTACTCTGGACAAGGGAGAAGCCAGAGCGTCCGGGATACTGTTCCAGTTCAGAGCTGCGGCAGATACAAGCGTGACAGCACCAACAGCCATCAGCGCAATACCCAGCCCGGTTGCAACCCCGGTAAAGGCCAACATAGCGCCTACCGCCAGAGAAGCACCCGCCAGAACTCCCGTTAAGGTGGTCAAAGCGTCAGTGAGGTGTCGGTCACTGTTATGCCAGTTGATAACAGCGGCAGATACAAGGCTTGCCCCGCCCAAGGCCATCAAAGCGATACCAAGAGGAAGGTTCGCCCCGGAAAACGCCATAATTGCGCCAAGAGCCAGCAGGAAGCCGCCGACAACACCCGTAATGAGAGCCAGCGTACTTGCCAGTTCGCTACTCATGGCTGTCCAGTTCAGTCCCACGGTAGCCGCAAGGCCGACCGCACCAGCCGCCATCAGACCGACACCCAGCGGAATATTCGCACCGGTTACGACCAGAATTGCACCTACCGCCAGCATAAAGCCGGAAACAATCGTGGTGATCTCTGCGAGAGTGTCTTCGATCATCTTCTGGATTTCACCAATGCGGGTCTGCACAGCGTCACCAAGGAAATCGTAGGTAGGCAAATCGAAATCAAATCCGCCTGCGCCACCAGCACCCGCCCCGGAACCGCTTCCCGTGTTGGGAGCAAAGACATTCAGCTCGTCAAAGCCTGCGGTGTACTGTTTCAACTTCTTGGCAGCACCGGCAGCGTCATCGAGATTATCCGCTAAAGACCCAGCGCCGACAGCAGCACTATTCACTCCTGAATAGTCCACCTCCGTCAACTTGAAACCCGCAAGGTTGGCAAGGGCATTGGCGATCTCTCGAATGACCTGAACAACAGCGATTGCATAGGGAAGAATTGCGTTCAGTGCGGGAATGAAGATGTTACCGATAGCTCGTGCGGCCTGTGTAAGTTGTGCCTGCAAGATACGAAGCTGGTTTGCGGGAGCTTCCAGCGTTCTCGCCATATCACCCTGAGCGGTTGTCACCTGAGTCATAATGGCGTAGTATCTCAGCTCGGCCTTTTCTGCCTGCGTCATGTTTGCAACGCTTTCCTTGATACCAAGGTTCAAAGCGGTCTGCTCCAACCGTGTCTGCGACAAATCGTAGCCCAAGCGCCGCAGAGGTTCCAACTCGCCGGAAATACCGGACTGTAACTTCTGCATAGCGTCTTCAATAGAAACATTGAAGAAGGAAGAAATATCGTAGCCGAGCTGTGTCAGGTTTTGGCTCATGAGCTGCGCTCGTTCAGCCGTGTCACCGAAGCCGGTCAACAGCGTATTGAAAACGCCCTGATTGCGGAGCCACTGTGCCGGGTCGATACCCATGACATCAGATACCTTTTCAGCGTAGTTTTGAGCTTCGGCGGCATACTGCCCCAAGGCGACCGTGAACAGGTTCAGGTCTTCTTGATACTTGTTGGACTCCGTGACCGCCTGTGCGATGAAATGACCGATTTTGCGGAAAGTGATTGCAACAGCGGCGACATTCAACGCTTTCAATCCGCTTGTGAACTGCCCGGTAGTGGAGGTTGCTTTACGGGCAGAAGCGTTGTATTTCTCCGTGCTGGTAATCAGCTTTTGGATTTTGGATGGAAACGCCGAGAAGCCGTTGGACACCTTCTGCATTTCATCGGCAAAAGGCTTCATGGCGGCGGCAAGGGCGGTCATCTGCTGTGTGAACTTGTCAATGTCCGCCGCTTCCAAATCCTCGATCACCTTCGGCAGCTTGGAGAGCTGATTGATAAAGGTGGTCATATTGGCCTTACCCAACTCGGAGAGAGGGTGTAAGCCGTTGGCAAGGGAAGTCAGCTTGTCGCCGTCCGTCCATTTCAGGCCAGCGAGAGCGGTGTTGATTGCCGTGAGCTGGTTGGCGATGGAGGAAGAAATCTTCACATTCCCAACCTGACTCAGAGCGGTCAGCGCATTGGTAAGCCGGGTGATCTTCTGCGAAGCGTCACCGCTGTTCAAGCCTTTCAGAGAATTGGAAAGCTCCCGAATACCCTGAGCGGTCTTGCTCAGACCCGTTGCGCCGCCGTTGGTAGCGGTTTTCAAACGATTGAGCGTGTTAATCAGGTTTTGAAGCCCTGCGACCGCCTGCGTACTGTCATTGACGATCTGAAACTCCAACCCCTGAATTTCCACATTGTCAGCCACTTACGCCACCACCTTTCTCTTGAAATTTCTTATTGACCGATACCATAAAGGCTTCCATGTATGCCTTGGCTTGGTCATCGTGTTTTTCTTGAAGCTGCTTCTGCTGTTTCTTGTCCTGCCGACTGAACAGTTCATAGGGGCTTTCCCGATACGGCGTGGGCTTGGTTCCCTTCTTGGCGAAAGCACGAAGAACCGGGGCAGCGTCAATAAGAGCTTCGTAAAAATAAGCTCCTTGGAGCCAAGCGTCTTGATTTCTCAGGTCTTGCCTGATCTGCGCCGCCTTTCGGTAATACTTCACTAATTCGCAGTCCTGTTCCCAAAACTGCTCATAGGTCATGCCAATAGAAAGATAGTACGGGAAAACCTCATAAAATTTTGGCGTGTAAGCGAGAAGGGGAGCGGGGCGATGGTCGCCGCCGCCCCCCTCACTTCTGGAAGATCGGTCGCTTACCAGCCGGTCTTCCAGCTCAGGTTTCCCTCGTTGCCCTCCTGCTCAGGCTCGTCCAGCAGACTCAGCAGGGGGTCGTTATACATCTCTACCAGAGCGGCAATCAGCTCGTCCTTGTGGTTCATACGAGCGTAAATGCTGTCGATCACATCACGCTTCACGAACCGATGATGGGCGAGGAACGCACCGGCAAACAGAGCCGGAAGCAGGGTCATAGGCTTGCGCTCCACATCGGCAGCAACAAAGCCGTTCTTCTCCATTGCTTCAACGGTCTTGCGGGTGTATTCCAGCGTGTAGGTCACGCCGGTAGTAGGGTCATTGATCGTCAACTGCTTTGCCATGATAAATCCTCCTTATCAATACGGCGATTGTTGGTGTCTTAGGTTGCGGAGAAAGTGATGGGAGTGGAAGGAGCGATGGTGATGTTCATGTTCACCACTTCGTTGACGCCACCGCCAACGGGATACACGGACAGCTCACCGTCAAAGGAGAACTTACCGTTAGAGCCATCGGGAGTGACAACGCCCTCGTTCTCCGTGCCACCAAACCAGACCGCATAGCTGGTCTTCTTTCCTTCCAAAGCCTTGAGGGTCTGGAAATCAGTCAGCGTGTAGTTGGCGGTGAAAGACAGACCATCGAGGGACTGGATACCGGCGATGTAGGTCTGCATATTGTCGCTCAGAGTGGTGGTTTCCAGCATTTCGGGTTCGCCGCCGAGGTCAGGAAACTCCTTAATGTCGATCAGCTTGCTCCACTGTTCACCAGTGTCGGCTTTCTTCATCAGAAAAACCTTGTAGGTGGAAATAGCCATTTCATTTACCTCCTATAAAGAGTGGTTCCGTCCGTTTCAGCCTTGTATCGGGCAACCAGACGGTAAATTGTTGCGTTCTCCAAATTGGGAACCGGGGACAGAGAAATACGCCGAAAATTCTTGGCGTACATGAGATCGTCCACAAACCTCATGATTTTTCGGCAAACGGATTTCTTACCGCCTGCCTTATCGGAGTAGACATTCACCTCGTACATCAGCGTAGCGAACCTCTCCGTATCGCTGCTGTCCATGTGGGCTTCCGTGGTGTAGTTATCCTGCTCCACCAAGCTCACATAAGGGAAACGGGTAGGGGCGTTGACATATTCGCCGCTTACCAAGATACCGGGAAACTGCGCTCTCAGGGCTTCCGCAATCGGCGTGTAGATTTGACTCTCCACATCAATCATGAAAACACCTCCTTCGCAATTCGGGTAAGCTGGAACTGCAATTCCTTCTTTGTTTCATACATCGGCATATTGGCGGGGTTGCCGTGGGTAATGACCACGAACCCGCCGTTCTTCTTTTCTTTCAGCACTCCGTTCGTGCCGGGTTCGCCGTAATAGCCCCAAGAGTGCTGCTTGCCGTGACCTTGACCGTACTCGCCACGCTTCATATTGCGATCTCTGGCTTCCGGGTGGTTATCGGGATAGGTCACGCCTGTGCCGAACTCGATAAATAAAACCGCTTTACCAACCGCCACAATCGCCCTTGCATTTTCACCTCGATATTCCGCAGATACAACAACATCATTTGTGCCATCATAGGCTGCGTCATCGAAACACGCAGAAGCAATTCCAACCCCCATCGCAACTAAGCGTTCAAGAAAAACCGTTGTACGATCTCGAAGCCAAATTTTACGATTTTCAACTTCCCGTATCAGCCGCTCAATCCCTCTCCCGGAGAGCGGAACATTGATTGTCTGACTCACGATACCGTCACCTTACTGACCGCATAGGAAATGGAATTGAGGGACTTGGCGACCCGCTTGACCATGTAATCGTAGAGCGGTTTCCCGTCCTCGTCATACTGCGGTTCCTTGTCGATGAACAGCACGGTATTCTCGTCAATGGGGCAGCTCAGGTCATCAGTGACGATCACCTTGTCGTACCCTGCGAAATTACCGAACTGCTCTACCTGAGCGGAGCCGGTCGCCGCCGAGATATTGGCGTTCATCGCCACGGCAGGCTTGTAAACCACCAGTTCCTCGCCTGTTTCGTTGCCGTACTCGTCCTTTGCAGGCCCCTTGCGGTCATACAGCAGATACCAAAAGGGCGATTTGTTGCGGTTCAGCGTCCTCATGCACTCAACCTCCCATCACAGCGGCAAAGGGAACAATATCCCTCAGCAGCGTAGGCGGCACATCGCCGTCTTCATAGGAGCGGGAGATACCGTTCTCGCTGTGAGCGGTCTGCCCTTCGGCTCCCCGTTTGTTCAGCAGATACACGGCGATCTCCACCTGAATGTGAGCGTACTGGTCAGGAACGGCGGTCACGGTGGGGTCAAAGGGGTATGCCTTGCGGCACACCTTGTTTCCGGCGATAGAAAGGTAGGTGGAAAGCACACTTTCATCTGTCTCGCCGGTCATGGCTTTCACCATTTGAAGCTTTTCAGCGTCCGTCATGCTTTCCACCTCCTATCACTCAGCGGGTTCCTCGGACTCAGCGGGTTCCTCGGTTTTCTTGCGGGACTTCTTGATAACGGGAATAGGGTTTTTCTCGGACAGGTTGAACTTGGTAATGATTTCCTCACGGGTGAGGACTACGGGGTTGTCGAGGGTATCAACAACCACCGTACCCATCACCACGGAGGTACTTTCCAGTTCACGCCGGGTAATCACCTTGTCCTTTGCGGTAAAGCCCACATTACGGAAGTGATCTCCCTCCCGCACATACACTTTTCCGTCAGAAACATAGAACATGGTGAACCTCCTTAGCCGTTGGTAATGATCTTCGCCAGCGCAATCGTCTTGGGGTCAGCCACGATAGACCAGTTGGCGGAAGCCGCAAGCTGAGCGTCCGTGGGGGAAGCGGTGTAGCCGGAAGCGGGCTTGGTGAAGCTGAAACCGTTGGGGTGCATGGTTTCACGGATACGAGTCACCAGAGCGTCATAGCCGCCGCCCTTGAGAGCGTCACGGGTCAGTTCGGAAGGAACCTTCACCGGAGCCGGAGCATACTGGATAGCGCCAAGACCAAGGACATAGGTGGTGTAGGTCGCTGCCTTAGCACCTTCACCGCTCGTGGCGGCAGTAGTGGGACAACCATCGTCCACGATAACGGTCATACCGTTCACGGTGCCGATACGCAGGGGGCGTTCCACATTGTTAGCGTCCGTATATTTCAGGAAGTCCAGCAGTTTCAGGCCAGCCATGTTAGTAGCGACCTTGCTGTGCATAAACACAAGCTGGAAAGCGTCCTGATTGTCGCCCACGGCCTTCTGGATAGCGTCACCAATGGTGGTCGCACCCATCTTGTTTGCGTCACCAACGGTAGTGGAAGCGGAAGACAGGTCGGTGGTGTGGTTTGCCCAACCGGCAAAGTCACCGCTGCCGGTCACGCCGAAAACCGCATTGAGGATTTTCAGCATGATGGACTGGCGCTGCTTCTGCCAATACTTAGACACCTGAGACACGATCTGCTGCATAGGGTCAGCACCGCTGTTGTAGTCAACGATGAAATCCTTCTCCTTCCAACCGTGCGCACGACCGAACACGATACCGTTCTGAGCGCCGCCAGCGGGGTCGGTCAGGGTGATGTCGGTTGCGCCATCGTAGTTCTCAGGAGTACCGCCGATGACCTTGTAGAAGGGCAGGGTGTAGAAGTCAGAGCCGTTAGCGATCAGCCGTGCCAGCTCTGCGTTCGGGGCGACAGCGCCGCTCTCAAACATAGCGGTCAGAATGGGGTCTTTTGCGTTTGCCCAGTTGTAGTTAAACAGCTCAGGGTCAAACGGAAAACCGAGATAGGTAGCCATAGTGTTTTACCTCCATAATTACTTCAAAATTGTCTGCCAGTCAGGGTGTTCCTTGATGAACTCCAACTGGGCTTTGGTGTCGAGTTTCAGAAAATCAGCCTTGGTCATCTCGCCGCCCTTACCACCGGCAGGGGGCTTGGGGGTATCTTTCAGAACCTTGGCTTTCACATCTTTCTCATACTGTTCCAGAAATTTCTTCTGTGCGGCAAAGACCTTATCCATCTCACCATTTGCCATAGCGGCAGCGGCTTCGGTCGCCAGCAACTCAGGATAACCCTGTGCGGCGAAACTGGCCTTATAACTGGAAACGGTCTTCTCTTTTTCCAATCCCGCCAGTTTGTTCTTCATTTCCTCGAACATCTGCTCGTTTTCCAGCTTCTTGCGCTCGTCCTCGGAAAGCAGCTCGTTATGCTTCTTCTTCCAAGACGCAAGTTCGGAAGCGGTCTTGTCAAAGACCTCTTTCTTCACATAACCGGTGTAGTCAGGGTCGGGAAACTCGTAGTTTGCGAGGGCTTCCGCTTTCTGCTCAGGGGTCATCTCTGCAAACCCCTCAATGGTGGAAACATCAATCTTTGCCATACAATCGTTCCTTTCTGCGCTTTTTAGAGTGCTTCTCCGCACTATACCTTTGTGTTTACGGTTCTCTCCGTTTTGCGATTTAAGGCTTCTCTGCCTATTCAACGCCTTGCGGCGGTCAAATCATTGTCTTCGCCTTTCTCATATCTCCGAAAAGACCGAGCTTTCACGGACTGTCCGAAAACTCCGAGGGCATTGGAAGGAAAAATAAAAGGGCTACCAATACCTTTTCGGTATCAGTAGCCCGTAGTGGCTGTCCCTATCGCCTATGCGATAGGCTGTTCGTATTTCTTTTTGTTGCTGACCGCCCACACGACCACTTTCTCATGTCGCTCTGCGATCTCAACGGTCTTTCCCGCAGTCAAGATTTCCTCAATCTTTCTGACCACTTCCGGGGTCAGGCGGATTTCCCTCTCCATCAGGATTAACCTCCTTCTGTTTGGCGGCAAGTTCAGCGGCCTTTTTCTCCTGTTCCTCGGCGTAGTCCATACTCATACGGTAGGCAAGCTGCGGGTCGGAGAACATACCGCAATGGGTAAAGGCCAGAACCGGAGCAATTTTGGAATTACTGAGCATAGTGGTCAGCACGGTCGCTTTCTGAGCGATATTCTCATAATTGCGGCGAGTGAAGCGAACCTCCACATTGGACAGCTTCAATTCCAGATCACTTAGATCGGAACAGATACGCAGAACCAACTTCAAGAACTCCTTCTCGGAGAGCTTGAACATCAGCTCGGAGTCCTTTGCTCTGGCTTCCGCTGCCGACCAACCGTCACGCATGATGACCGCAGAGCCGGTATCGCTGGTGGAAGTACCCCCGTTACGGTTTGGCATACCGCAGATCGTCAGCACCGTGTTATAGAGGTGATCGACCAGCGTTTGTGTCTGGCTTTGGTTCAATTCGGAGGTCAGATACTTGATCTCCGCTTTATACTGCGGGTCGATGTCCTTGAACTTGAGCGCACCCTCGTCCCGCAGCTTGGAAAAATCATCGCTGGAAATGTCCACATTGTGAAACAACATGAGCGCCTGAACGAACTGTTCTACACCGTCAAGACGGTTGCTGTCCACAGTATTGATAGCGTCCAGCAAGGGGAGAACGATCTCGAAAGCACCCAACCGGGCGTTGTTCGCCGGGTATTCGATAATAGGAATACCGAGCGACTGGGCTTCTTCCCGGACGATCATACTCTGGTTTTCAACCTCGAAATAGCGGTCTTTCGTATAAACGCTGTAAATCACCGCACCGTCCGACCGCTGAATGTACTTCACACCCATTACGGGCGGTTCACCGATGGAATTGGCATACACCACGAAAGCAAACCGAGGGTCGAGGGTGTAAATCTCGAAGGGAGCTTCATCGCTTTCCTTCTCAAACACGCTGTCAGGAAGCACCATGCGGTATGCCGTGCCGCAGATGTGAAACCAATCTGCCAGTTCCTTATCCTTTGCGGCCTTATCCTCGGAAAGACAGTAGCCGTTCAGAGTGGTGATCTTATCGGCAACCATCTTATCATCGCTTCGGCTGACATACTGAATGGGTTCCCCCATCAGATAGCCGACCTTGAAGGACACGATCTCATTGGCACGGTTCTCGACCACATTGTTTTGAATCTCAGGGCGGACTTCCTTTTTACGGTTCAAAATCGGCTGTCTGCCTTTGTAGTAGGCATAGAGATATTCCATATCTGCTTTGTTCGACCAATGCGTAATAAGTGCCTTTCTCAGCACGTCCAGCACATTGTCTCGTGTAATTTCCATCACATCGGTAAAGATTTTCTTACGACCGAAACAGCCCAAGACAGAATACCTCCCCTCTACCTATTTTCTCTCTTATCATTGTATCAAACTCTCCAATGCTTGTCAATAGTAAACTCTTAATTATACCATTCGCCACAGCGAAAGTAAAGAACTCAAATAGGCCGTTTGAAGACCTCCACCTTACCCCCGGACAGCATACGGATTTCGTTCTCCAACAGGGAGAGAGAGTCAGGTGCGTCATCGTGCGGAACCTTGCCGGAGCGGGTGTAGGTGGTCACTTCCTTCATGAAGTTCCAATACTGACTGCCCCGCTTGTAGGTGGAGGGGTGCTTGAAGTAAAAGTTCTTCTTGATATTGTCGGAAGCGAACTCAATACGGGTCTGCTTGTTGGAGATCGTGCGCTTCGTGCGGATACCCACGGAGTACCCTCGATCTCGAATGATCTGGTCAACATCTCTGGCATAATACTGACCGGCGTTGTTGGACTCAAAGACAGCGGAAGCCACCTTGTTCTCAATCAGGCACTTGGCACATTCCGGCTTCGTTACCTCAGCGGGGGAGTCATCAAAGACCACATCAACGATATACACATCGCTGCCGTATATCATCGCCACCGGCATAGAGGTCGAATCCGAGCCGCTTTCCGCCGTGTCACCAACGGCGATGATGGTGTCCGGGTCACGATCTTTCGGCAGCTCAAAGAAGTAGTTCAGCTCGTCCTTGTTGAACAGCAGACCCTTCGCTTCAAAGGGCTGTTGCTGGAACTCGCTCTCAAACTGCTCTGCGCTCAGAAGCTCCCGCTGCTCCCGGAAATAGGCGGTGGTGAAAACCTTTTTACCCTCCCGCTCGTACTCATAATTGCTCTCGTCCGTTACAAGATCGAGGGCGGGTATCTCAATCGCTCTCCACGCCCACCCCTCCCGCTGTGCGTGTTCCTGCACACGACCAATGGGGTCATACAGGGAATAGCGAGTGCCGGTAAAGACCATCGGTGTACCTTCAATGGCACGACCCATAATATCGCCGGAGATCACTTCCCACTTGTCATCAAGCCGCTGGCGGTTCTTCGCTTCTTCACGACCCTCTACGCAGTCATCGAGGTAGAGGACATTGGTGGCTTCGGACAAGCCCACCTGTCGAGCGTCAATGGAACGACACATGATGGTGGGGAAACGAGACTTGCTTTTCAGGTTCACCGTTTTCGTGTCGGCGTTGGTCTGTACCAACCGTGCGTCCGGGAACACATCGTAGAACAGGTACTCATTGGGAACTGTCAGGTATTCCAAACAGCCGTTGTAGAAGCTCTTTACAAGATCGTCACCTGTTCCTTCCATCAGGGTCGAGCGGTCAGGGAACTTACCGGAGAGCATATTCACAAAATTGATACCCGTTTGAGACTTTCCCGCTCGTTTCGGCATGGAGATCGTCAAAAGGCGCAGCTTCCCGTCCAGAACATCTTGAAACCCCTGCACCATCGGTTTGAGATAGTGCTTCCGGGGGGCATAAAACCGCTTTTCCGGCTTTCGGTCGAGTTCGATATAGGTCATGAAGGAGTCAAAGTCATGGGGTGCTTCAAAGAGAAGACACCGCCGCCACTGTTCATAGAACTTCACCCCGCCGCCACGGACTACCTGATCTGCGGAGAGTGCCAGCAGCTCCTTGTTCACCTTATGCGCCGCCGAGAAATCCTCTGTTTCCCACTCCCGGCACAGAGAAAAGAGGTCGCTGTACGCCCCATTATCTCCCGGTCGGCGGTCGATCACGGCTCGGATAGAGCCGGAGAGTTTTTCATAATTCATGTGCATTTCCTTTCCAATAAAAAACGAGCTACCTGTGCATTTCTACACAGATAGCCCGTCATGGCTGTCACTTCTGCCCTTGCAGAAGCCAATTATAGAATTTTCGGTATCACAAACGCCAGAACCAGCAAAATAGAACTGATTATCAGGAAATACCCGATTACATTGAGAAAAAACCTCATAGTGTCAGCCCTCATACTCCGAAATCGTCTTATTGTCCCAATCCAGAACCCCTAAATAGCCGCCCTCGGTGTCAGAATACAGCTCAACCGCTTTTTTCGTATTCACTGTCTTCCATTTCACTTTGCCACGCCAGTTGAAATAGGCTTGGGTCTTGGTGTCAGGGATACCCGCCAGCTCTACATAGATGATCTGGCGATTTTCCAGCGTCACATTGAGCTGTAAATCCTCGCTGTCATAGATTTTACCACAAATCACGGTCATCGGGTCATTATCTACGATAGAAACATCGTGAAAATCAGTCACGCCAATGGTATCGAACACTTCACGATAGCTTGCGATCTCGTCATCGGTGAACCCGGCTTCGAAAAGAGCCGAGTCCCACGCAACAGGTTCCGCCGAGTCCTTCTTGGAACACCCGACCAGAAAGAAGACTACGATGACCGCCAGCCCTATTAGCCACGCCACCTTTTTCATTCCTCTCCCGCTCCCTTCAAAATCGGCTCATGAACACCCTTGACCCAATTCATGTCGCCGTATTTATACATACCCTCGTACAGAGGACGGTTGCCAAGAATACTCTTGATGGTAGACACCTGAAACCGCTTACCGGAACGGGTCTGGTATCCCGCCTTTTCCAGCAGCTCCGTGATACCCAACATGGAAACACCGTCTTCGTGCTTCTCGAAGATGAACTTCACGATAGGAGCTTCCTGCTCGTCAATGGTAAGAACACCATCGACCACCTTGTAGCCGTAGGGACGGCGACCGCCGCTATATCCACCGCAGGAAGCCTTGATAGAACGACCCTTGCCGGTTCGCAGAGCGATGTTCTTCCGCTCCTGCTCTGCCACAAATTGAAGCAGCGCACGGTAGATGTTGGCAAACTCGCTGCCCTCTGTAAAGCTCTCCTGTGTACTCAGAAGTTTGATGTTCTTCTTTTCCAGCACATACAGGTAGTAGAAGTATAGCTTGGTATCACGAGCCACACGGTCATTCTTGAATACGATCACCGCTTCATAGGGAGGATTGCTTACATCGTCCCCATAAAGGATTTCGTTCAGGCCGGGGCGGTCATCTTTCGCACCACTGATTTCATCAATCTTCCAGTCTACGATGTTATAACCGTTGTCGTTGGCGTAGAGAAGAATAGCCTGCTTCTGAACCTCGATACCGTATTTGTCATCATCGGCCTGTCGCTCGGTGGAGACTCGGATATAGCCGATTGCGTTTTTGAATGTCATCATAAGATCACCTCTTGCATATAAGATAGCATATGTAAATGTAATTGTCAATAGGTAAGTGTAAATAAGCCTTTTTATTTTTTGCGGGTATTTTTCGGCTCACCCCGCCCTCGCTGCCGCTGGCATATCCCCCGCCCCCGGCACCCATTCATGCCGCCCAGATCAAGCCGAAAAAGCGCAAAAATAACCGCCCCGGAATAGCACCGGGGCGGCGTTCACTTATTCAATTTCAATATTTCAATCAGGATTTGCACCGGCAGCAAAAGCAACAAAAGAATTAAATACACGCTTTACGCCCCCCCATTTCAAAACGGGCACCGAAAAACCAATAGGTTTTATTTTTCGATACTTCCACAATATCAAACATACGGGAAAACGCCTGTTTTATAGCGGGTGTAACTGTCTTATTTTCGCCCCGGTGCAAGGTGTTTCTATTTGCCCATTTGATACAGGCTTTTTCCCATTCTTTCGCCGTGAAAAGCTCCGTTCCCACAAGTATTTCAAATGATCTTGATAGCTTGTAATTATCATATTGCGGTTTTACCCGGTAGTATTTCATAATTAAACCCCCATTCTAATACATTCATCAAGCGGAATTTTATACCCATGCACCCGGAAAAATGCGCTATCTTTACCGTTTGCGGGGTAGTAGATTTTACAACGGTGGAACGCTTTACCGCCGCCCCACGCCCCGGAAACGCAATAAATATAATCATCAATGCCGTGTTCAATACCTTTGATTTCAAGCCCATTCAAGCCGCTGTAATAGGCGATACTTTCCCGGCTTTCGCAATATTCCCGTTTATTCATGATTGCAAACCCCCTTTATAAAATCCCTTGCAAGGCTTTTCAAGCGTTCCCGCTGCTGTTCATAGGAAAGGCTATAATCATAGCGGATTTTTTCGGCCTGTTCTTCCACGGCTTTCACCTGTTCATAAGTGGGACGGATATTTCCGAAAGGGGCATACCCTGTTACAATAGCAACCCCGCCGCCCATATCGTAAATATCAGCCGCCCAACCTTCCCGGCGTTGGGTATAGGCAACCGGGCTTTCATAATTCAAAAGATACTGTAAACTACAATAGGAAACACAAATAATTGTGGGATAACCGGCCTTTACTGCCTTTTGCGTTGTCTTGAATTTCATTTGATACACCCCTTTCAATAATTCACGCTATTAGCGGCACGGCGGTTATACATGGCTTTCAAGCTTTCGCCGGGGGTCATATCCGCCGCTTTCGGCTTTTCCGTTTCTACCGGCTGCATATCCCACCACGCTTTCCCGCCGCCGTTCATATCATAGAAGGAAAGAAAACTGTTCACATGGCGCATTGTGGTAACAGAATAGCCGCCCCACATACGAATGAACCGCCCCGCCGCCGTGATACGGCAAACAAAAGTATTATAGGACTGTAAAACTTTTTCGCCGTTTTCCGTTTCAATGATTTTCGCCTTTCCGTAAAAACTTTTTGCCCGATCATAACCGCAAACGGGTAAATCAAAAATCTTTTTCATATAGCAATCAACCTTTCATAATATATTCCGTTCCGTTTTCCCATTTTCGGCCTTGATACGCTGAAAGCCTATTTCACCGGCCTACATGGGAAAAAGTACGGGGATTTAATTTTCAAGGTGCATTTGCATTTACTGCCTTTTGGTAAATACAAGATAGCATATTTGCGTTTACCTGTCAAGAGTAAATATAAAAGAAAATCAAGATTTTTCGCAAATGCGGCAGCTATACAATATAAAGGGCTGAAAAATGTTTCCGCTTTCAAATCAGGCCGGAACCCCGGCAGCGCCCACGCCGCCCCGGTGGAACCCGCCGCCGATCAGCCGGGAAAGAAAAAGCCGCCGACCCCGAAGCGGGAGATCGGCAGCTCTGTCATAGTCGCAGACCCTCGCCGGAAAGTCGCAAAGTCGTTCGGGCGAAAGTCGTAAAGTCGCTCGGCATAGTCATAAGCCATAGTCGCAAAAGTCGTGAAAGTCGCTCAGTCCTCCGAGTCATAGTCGCTGGACGCACCCACCACATCTTCCAGATACTTCTTCTCCAAGTCCTCGGCGGGAACCTGATCTCCGAGTTGCTGGTTGGGAGTCAACACGACCTCCTGCTTGTCCGCATAGCCAAAATGGTTCTTCATCAGGAAGATCGCCGTGACGGGGTTGACCTTTCCGTTTTGTGCGTAATCTTCCATCTGTGCGTTCAAAAATTGATACGCTTTTTTTATAAGGTCACGGCTTGCGGAGGGCAAATAGTCGCTATCAATACCATTAGCCCATGCCCACAATGTTTTCCTGTGTACTCCAAACGCCAATGCCATTCCTGCCACACTCGGCTTCATATCGTCCTCAGCACAGATTTCAAGATACTGACCAATGCGCTCCTTAACCTGTGCAGGCTCCTTCATGTCAGGAGTTTCCCAATCCCACATTCTCAGCGAGTGGGTAATATACTTTCGATTTTCACCCGGCTCCATGTGAACGCTCATAGCGTCACTTTTGTCAGGCCGCTTATTGCCACCAGTTCCCTTCGGTCTGCCACGACCACGCTTTTCCACAATTTCATCTGCCATACTCTGCACCCTCCTTCATCACAGTCTCAATTTCAATACGCCCGATATAGAGGTCGTGCCCTTTTTCTCGCAGTTCGTTTATCATCCTCTTTACCAGATAGACTTCTTCACCATCGAGAATAACCGTCATTCGGGCAATCTCTTTCAGCATAGTCGTTTTCTCCTTTCATAGTTGCCAAGGTGATAAAGGTGAGTAATCGGGTGCATTTCCCTATAACTATTTCTATATACGCGCGTATAAGAGAGAGTTATAGGCATTTATGCCTGATTACTCACCTAACTCACCTAAAATTAGAAAAACATTTTTTCAAAACACGCCAATTTGAAAAAAGTCTTTGCAGAAACACTCACCTTTATCACCTTTATCACCTAACTACCAGTCAGCGTTGATGACCACTTTGTTTCCGTGGGCGAGTGCTTCTGTCACAACGCTCTCCACGCCGTCCCAGTTGTAGACCTCTTTCTTCACGGCATAGTCGGCGAGCTGCTTTGCCTGCTCGTTGTCAAGAACCATGTCCTTGCCGTACCAGTCGTTCTCCTTGGTTCGCTTCTCGTAAGGAACATAGTAGCCGAGCTTTTCCAGAAAGTCGTACCAGAGCCGACCACCGCTGTCTGTGCTGGCAATGTCCACCGTATTGATGACCTCGCCACAATGAGGGCAACGAACATCTCTGCGTTCCATGACTACAATA